TAACTACAGTTAGTGCAAATGAAGCTATTGGACAAACAACAATATCTGTAACTGCAAGTAATGTATTTACAGTAAGAGACATAATCAGATTCACAGGACATTTAACAGACTATAGAGTGACAGCACTCCCTAGTGCAACTACAATTACTGTAGAAGCATTAGGACAACCAACAGCAACAGGATTAACAGTAGCAGTAGCAAGTGGTGTAAACATCGATAGATACTGGGAATTTCATTCATACTTCTCTAAAGCACCAGCAAAATCAGCTGGAGCCTTGAACGCAGGGGCAGGAAATGATGAAATCCATGTTGTAGTTGTTGATGAAGACGGTGTAATCTCAGGAACAGCACACACAGTTCTCGAAACATACGGTTTCGTATCTTGTGCATCAGACGCAAAAGACGGACAAGGTGCATCAAGTTATTACAGAAATGTAATAAGAGATCAATCTGATTGGGTATACCTCGCAGGACACTCAACAACAATATTTACCGCGGCAAACGAAGACATAACACTTGCAGAATCAGTATCAGATACTTTTGCAAGACCATCAGCAGTGATCAATGATTCATTGAGTGGTGGTGCAGACGGTAGATCAGGAACAGCACTAGAAAAATACAGTGCATGGACAACACATTTCCAAGATGCAGAAACAGTTGATATTTCCTTCCTAATTGTTGGTTCTACTAGAACCGATAACGGATCAGGAGTAGATCAAGACCTTCTTGCAGATTGGACAACAATGACTAATCAAGCAATAAATCTTACAGAAGCAAGAAAAGATTGTATAGCAGTATGTTCACCAAGACGATCTGATGTAGTAAATGTTACATCCGAGTCAACTCAGTCGTCTAATGTTAAAACAACAGGTGACACTGCAACTTCAAGTTCTTATGCTCTAATGGATAGCACATGGGTTTATCAATACGATAGATTCAACGACAGATATGTTTGGGTTCCAGCATGTGGACACACAGCAGGAATTATGGCAAGAGCAGACCTTTTAAGAGACGCATGGTTCTCACCAGCAGGATTCTCAAGAGGACAATACTTAGGTATTACTAAACTTGCATTCAACCCTAAACAAGCATCTAGAGATGATCTCTACAGTGCAAGAATTAACCCAGTTGTAACATTTCCCGGCCAAGGAACACTTCTTTACGGTGATAAAACAATGTTATCAACACCATCTGCATTTGACAGAGTCAATGTTAGAAGATTATTCATTGTATTAGAGAAAGCAATAGCAACAGCAGCCAAATCACAACTGTTTGAATTTAATGATTCATTCACAAGGGCACAATTTAGAGCAGCTGTAGAACCTTTCTTGAGAGATGTTAAGAACAGACGAGGTTTAATAGACTTCTCAGTATTATGTGATGAAACAAACAACACTGATACGGTAATAGATAGAAACGAATTTGTATGTTCAATCTTTGTGAAGCCTGCTAGATCAATTAACTTTATAACACTTAACTTCGTGGCTGCAAGGTCAGGAGTTCAGTTTGAAGAAATCTACTCAGCAGTCGGATACGAAGCTGGGACAACGGAATAACTAGGGGAAACAGATGGCAACTATAGATGAATTTAAAGCACAACTGATAGGTGGTGGCCCAAGAGCCAATAGGTTCAAGATTTTCATACCTAGAGCTGGTGATAAGATTGAGTTCTTAGCAAAGGGTGCAAATATACCCGCGGCAACAGTAGGACAAATTGATGTTCAATGGAGAGGAAGTGTTCTTAAACTAGCAGGCGATAGAACATTCGCCAACTGGACTGTAACTATTCTTAACGATGTCGAGTTTTCGGCAAGAACAGCGTTAGAAGCTTGGCAACAAGAGATACAAGAAATGGGTGGTGGCAATGGTTCAACCACAACAGACTACTTAATCTCCCGAGCTTTCGTAGAACAACTTAACAAAGATGATTCTGTCCTTGCAAGATACGAGTTCTTCAACATGTTCCCTTTAAACATAGGTGAAATCGCATTGGCCCATGACGGTGGCGACACCTTGGAACAGTTTGATACAGAATTTGCATTCTCGCACTGGGAAAGAGTCATTTAATTAAAAGTGAAATCTATACCTTTCGGGGTATATAAATAATAGTATGGATATTTTTGGGTTTGAAATAACTCGTAAGAAAGACGAGTTAAGAGGAACGAAGGTCAATCAAGCGACCTCTTTTGTTCCACCTGTGGATGATGACGGAACTCCGATCATCGCACAACAGCCAGGCGGCTTTATAACAGGTGGTGCATACGGTCAATATATTGACATGGAAGGCGGTATTAAGAATGAGGCAGGTCTCATTAATAGATACCGAGAAACATCCCTGATCCCTGAGTGTGATTCGGCGATTGAGGATATAATAAATGAGTGTATCACTTCTGATTCAGCAGATAGAATAGTGACACTCGATCTCAGAGATGTTAAGCTCTCTGACAGTATCAAGAAAAAGATACAAGACGAGTTTAGTCACATCTTATCTCTAATGAAGTTCAATCAGAACTCTCATGAAATTTTCAGAAAGTGGTATATAGACGGAAGAATTTACTTCCATAAGGTCGTTGACAGTAAACGCCCTAAATTAGGTATAGTAGACCTAAGAAATATAGACCCGCTTAAGATCAAAAAGATCAGGAATATAGAAAAAGACAAAGACGGCAAGACAGGAATGGATGTCGTTAAGAAAGTTGAAGAGTTTTATGTCTTCAACGATAAAGGTTTTGATAAGACTGGAACAGCAAATGAAGGTTCCACTCTTAAAATTGCACCTGAGGCAGTGACATACACTACATCAGGTTTACTTGATTACACGAAGAATGTGGTAATTGGGTATCTGCATAAGTCATTGAAGACTGCAAATCAGTTATCAATGATGGAAGATGCACTTGTAATCTATAGGATTTCAAGAGCTCCCGAAAGGAGAATCTTCTACATTGATGTTGGTAACTTGCCTAAGGCAAAAGCAGAACAATACTTATCAGATGTTATGAACAGGTATAAAAATAAACTTGTTTATAATGCACAGACAGGTGAGATCAAAGATGATCGCAAACACATGTCGATGTTAGAAGATTTTTGGCTACCTAGAAGAGAAGGTGGTCGTGGAACGGAGATAACTACTCTGCCAGGCGGACAAAACCTTGCAGATATAGATGATATAGAATACTTTAAGAAGAAACTATATCAATCTCTTAATGTTCCTATTAGTAGAATGGAGCCCGACAATGGTTTTAACATGGGTCGAGCAAGTGAAATTAGTCGTGATGAACTGAAATTTAATAAGTTCACCAATAGACTACAGAAGAAATTTGCAAGAGTATTTACTGATATTTTAAGAACACAGATAATACTCAAGGAAATAACAACTGGTGAAGAGTTTGATAAGATAAAAGATTTCTTATTATACGATTTTGCTACTGATAACCACTTCACAGAATTAAAAGAAGTGGAAATCATGAAAGAGAGGTTAGATACTCTTTCACAAGCTTCTGAATATGTTGGTAAATACTTCTCACATGAATTTGTAAGAAAGTATATACTAAGACAGACAGAAGATGATATGGAAACTATCGATAAACAGATGGCCACGGAAAAAGAGGCTGGTGGTGACGATAACGATAATAATGATGGAGATCAATGGTAATGGCTGAAAAAGACATTAATAGAGAAATAGTAGATACTATTGCAGATGGTCAGTTGAGTGATGCTCAAGACCTTATTAAACAGGGTTTAATGAAGAAAGCTGGTGAAACAGTGGACATGAAAAGGGTTGAGCAACAAGTAAATTGGACTGATAAAAACGAATTGGGAACAGAAGAAAGTTAAAATGAAAAGCTTTAAGGAAATAACTCAAGAATTAAACGAAGCAAAGTTTAAAGCTCCTAGGGGAACTAAGGAATTAAAGAGAGATTTCGTCAAAGCTGGTGGAAAAACCTATGAAATCGTGTATGTTCAGAACAATAAAAAGAAGGTAGAAGCATATCTTGATGGCACCTCAATGGGTGATCCATATAAAGATATGAAAACTGCCGAAAAAGAAATGAAAGACATTAAAAAGGTTTTAAAACAAATGTCAGAAGATTTTAACATAGAAGAATTTAAGGGGTTTAACAATGAAATTAATATCTGAATATAATGATTACTCAATTTCGCCTGTGATAGTAGAAGCTAACGCAAAAGGTGAAAAAGAATATTTTATTGAAGGAGTATTCATGCAAGCGGAAGTTAAAAACCGTAATGGTCGTGTATATCCTAAAGAAATCATGGCTAATGAAGTCAAAAGATATAACAAAGAATTTGTTGAAAAATCAAGAGCATTCGGTGAGTTAGGACATCCCGAAGGCCCGACAATTAATTTAGATAAAGTCTCACACATGATTACATCTTTAACAGAAGATGGTAATAATTATGTTGGTAGAGCAAAGATTTTAAGCACACCAAACGGTCAAATCGTAAGAAATTTAATCGATGACGGTGCTAAATTGGGAGTATCATCTAGGGGTCTAGGTTCACTAGAACAGAAAGGTGATGCACAAGTAGTAAAAGGGGACTTTCAGTTAGCAACCGCTGCGGATATTGTTGCAGACCCTTCTGCACCTGAGGCCTTCGTTGAAGGAATCATGGAAGGTGTAGAGTGGATATATGACAATGGTATCCTTAAAGCAAGGGATGTAGAGCAGATGAAACAAGAATTATCTTCTGCAACCCTAAATAAACTGGAAGAAACCAAGTTAAATTTATGGAAAAGGTTTGTTGAGAACCTTTAGTATATAAATAAATAAGAATAAACTCAAATTAACAGGAGAGTAAAATGGCAGAGTTAGAAAACCAAGAGCAAAACGCAGAGGAAGTTACTGCTGTAGAAACAACAGAAGGTTCTGTTGTAGAAGCAGCTGAAAAGCAACCTCACGAAGATGCTGAAAAAGGTGACACAAAGCCTGTAAAACAAGGTTCATCTGATGCAGAATCAATCGGTTCTGGCAGAGGTGTAGTCGTTAAACCTGAGGAAAATCCTGTTGACAAAGCTGTATCAGCTGCGAAAAGTGCTGCTGATGAGTCCAAGCCTGCGAAGGACGCGGTGAACAAATTAGCACCAGCTCCTGAGAAAGGTGATAAACTCAAAGAAACAGAAGATAACGAAGACGAAGATGCTATTACAGAAAAAGCACCTTCAAAAATGGAATCTATCAAGGCTATCGTCAACACTATGAAGGAAATGACCAAAGAGCAACTCCAAAAAACTTTCGGATCAATATCCGAGGGTGAAGTGGACGAATCCTTGACAAAAGCAGAAGTCGCTAGAAAGATCGTTGAAACCTTAAAAGGTATGGACGAGGAAGATGTCTTAAAATTCGCAGAAGACTTTAATTCAGATGAAGAATCAGAAGAGGAAGTTAAAGAATCTAAAGACGAAGAAACACCAGCGGCTGTTGAAGCAGATTTAGTAGAGATTGAAGTAGAAGACGACCTAAAAGCAATCTCTGAAGCACTTGAGCTATCTGATGAAAATGCTGAAAAAGCAAAAACAATCTTCAAGGCTGCAATCAACAGTAAAGTTGTTGCAATCAAAGAAGAGATTGAAGCTCAAAAACAAGAAGAAATTAAAACCTCAGTAGACAAAGTTAGAGATGAGTTAGCAGAAAATGTTGACAAATACTTAACTTATTGCGCGGAAGAGTGGACGAAAGAAAACGAACTCGCAATCGAAAGGGGTTTGAGATCGGAAATGACTGAAAACTTTATTGAAGGATTGAAAACATTGTTCGTAGAACATTATGTTGAAGTTCCCGAAGATAAGTATGATGTTATTGATGAACTCGCAAATCGTCTCGATGATATGGAGCAAAAACTTGACGGTGAAGTCCAAAAGAATATGGATGTAACCGAAGAGTTAGACCAAATCAAGAGAAGTAATGTAATCAGAGAAGCCTGTGAAGACCTCTCTGAGTCACAAAAAGAGAAAATGGAATCACTCGCAGACGGAGTAGACTACAAAGACGGAACAGATTTCGCAGAGAAAGTAAGTGAAGTTAAAGCAGCCTATTTTGGAAAGCAAGAAGGTGATGACATAGCTGAGGAAACTAAAGTAGAGGAAGGAACTGGAACATTTGAAGATGAAGCATCATCTCCTGTCCTAGACCCAACCATTGCAAAGTATTCCGAAGCAATTTCTAAACTAAAGCCTTTATAATAGTTTAAAGGTTTAATTTAAGGGGAAACAAGTAATGTTTTTATCAGAAAACTTACAGGAAAAGTGGCAGCCGATTCTAGAACACTCCGATCTTCCAAAGATCGAAGATAACTACAAGCGTGCTGTAACAGCAGTAATCCTAGAAAACCAAGAGAAAGCTCTCAATGAAGATCGCTCTACCTTGGAAGAAGCTGCACCTTTAAATGCTACTGGAAGTTCTGCAATATCTAACTGGGATCCGATTTTGATCTCATTAGTGCGTAGAGCTATGCCAAATCTCGTTGCATACGACATTTGCGGTGTTCAGCCGATGACAGGCCCAACTGGACTTATCTTTGCTATGAAAGCAAGATATAACGACTACCCATCAGCAGGAAGAGAAGACAAATCCGAAGCTTTATTCAATGAAGCAAGAACTGGATATTCGTCTTCTGTGAATCCTACAGCTGCTGGCGTCGGAACAGATGATATTAGTGATCCTTTTGATACAAGTTCACCAGACTATGAAGATACGACTGGAACTGGTATGTCTACAGCTAGTGCGGAAGCATTAGGTGATGTAGAAGCATCAAACGGTTTCGCACAAATGGCTTTCACAATCGAGAAAGCTACTGTCACTGCAAAATCTAGAGCATTAAAAGCTGAGTATACACTCGAATTAGCACAAGACCTCAAAGCAATCCACGGTCTTGACGCAGAATCAGAATTAGCGAACATTCTTAGTTCTGAAATCTTAGCAGAAATCAATCGTGAAGTAGTCCGTCATGTTAATATTCAAGCAAAAGTTGGTGCAGCCGCAACAGCTACTGCTGGAACTTTTAACCTTGATGTAGACGCTAACGGTAGATGGTCAGTTGAGAAGTTCAAAGGATTGTTGTTCCAAATCGAAAGAGAATCAAATACAATAGCAAAAGAAACTCGTAGGGGTAAAGGTAACTTTATTCTTTGTTCTTCTGATGTTGCATCTGCTCTTTCTATGGCAGGCGTTTTAGATTACGCTCCCGCTTTATCCACGAACATCAATGTTG